CTCTTGAACTGTTCCGGCGTGGCGCCGGACTCGCGGATCGGCTCGATCAGAACCTCGAAATCCTCCTTGATCCGGTCGCGTTCTACGCGCGCCTCCTTCGCGGCCCCGCGGACGCGCTCCACGTACTCGCGGGTGGACCTCTTCAAGCCATCTGGAACCGGGGCCTTCACCACGTCAGCATCCGGAGGCGGCAGGGCACCGGTCGCTGGCTTCCCTTCCTTGGCCGCGTCCCCGTCCTTGGGTACGAATTTGCCATCCGGGCCGCGCTGGGGGCCCGCAGCCTCAGAGTCGGGCTGCACCGGCTCATCGACCGGCTCGGCCGGCTCATGCTCGCTCGGCTCAGGCTCGGTCGGCTCGGGCTCGGGCTCAGCGGAGGCCTCGGTCGCGGGGGTATCGGGGTCGTCGCCCAGAAGATCCCCCTTGGGCTCCGGGGCGGCCGGCGTCTGCGCCGGCTGTTCGAGAGACGAAGTGTCGATGGCCGCCTCGATGGCGGCTGCGCGCTCAGGGGAGATAGCCATATGTCCTCACATCGGTGCAGCGAAATCGGTTTCAGTGGGAGGCGGGCCCGCGAAGGCCAGCTCGTCGGTAACGGCCGGCGCGGGAAGCGCATCCGTGGGGGCGACCTCGCCTCCGGGCGGCACGGCCCCGGGCGGCACGGCCTCGGGCGGCACGGCCNCGGGCGGGNGCAGGNCCGGGNTGTTCTGAATCTGCGGCAAGAACCGATCCAAGTCACCCTCCATGTCGAACAGGCGCATGGTCTCGCGCAACTGCTCGCGCAAGGCGTTGGCGACCGGCAGCATGGCCGGATTCGTGGCAGCCTGCCCGATCAGTAGCGTAGCTTCCTTGATGGCCGGGTAAATCACACCCCACGCCTCGCGGTCGGCCAGCTTGCGCGGCTTGCCCGTGGTGCCCGCGACGATGTTCACGTCCACCAGCGACCAAAGATCCTCGACGGGCAGCCCGACAGGCCAGTACACCGCGGGCCCGGCGATACGCTGCGCGACCTCGGGGGTGATAACCTGCANNGCCACTTCGGCCATGTAGCAGAACATTTCCGTCAAGGTCGTTTCCAGGATGTCGCGCTCGGCCATCACGCGCGAATTGAACCCGGTTTGCTGGATTTCCGCCTCGGTCGCCGTCTTCGCCACCTGCACCGAAGCTGTNTGGGCGTCCTGGATGCCGGCTACGCGCTCGATGTCCGACAGAATCGGCAGCGTATCGTAAACGCGCATGTCGATGTCCGGCTGCGGCTTCGGCGTGAACACGTCACTCAAGGACGTGTCGGGGAACGTGGTGCGGACGCCCGTAAACTCCGCGATGTCCGAGTTGGCCAAGGCCGAGGCCGAGTTATCGTCCATCTTGGACTTATCGAACAGGACGCCCGGGATCGACCGGCGGCGCACGAGCCTGAAATTCGAACGAACCGAGGAATACTCATCCTGCAGCTTGGCCAGATTGCTGGCCAGCGACTGCGGCGCGCGCTCCCCGTCCACCTCCAGTACCGAAAAATAGATGTACGGGTAGAAGCGGCTGGACGTCCACGAGGGGGTGTAGGGCTTGCGCGCCCAAACCTTCACACCCCGGATGGCCGTGTACACATGGTTGTCGCGCCGGTTCCACGACTCCAGCACGCAGGCCATCGGCGTGCCGCCCTCGTCCTTGTTCTCAGAGACAGCGTAGCCCTCGTCGGCGAATTGCTGCTCGCCCTGCTCGGCAAACAGGGACTCGATGAGCACCGTGCGCCCTTCGCCTTGGTTCAACTTGCGCGGGGGCTTGCGGTAGAACTTCTCCGCGNACTTCAGATCCTCGTCGCTCAGCTCCGGAAACTTCTCGCGCAACTGATCGTGCGGGATGTAGATCGCCTCAGTCAGGCAATCACTGTCGAGATACTCCTCCAACGTCTCCACGTCGGTGCCGACCTGCAGGTTCTCAGGCAGCACGACATCGAACGTGAACCCGTAGTACTCGTCCACCTCCAACCGGGCGGCCAGCGCCTCAAGACTCGTTTCCAGTTGCTGTTGCTGGACTTCCAAGTCATCCTGCGAGGCCGTGCAGCCATCGAGCGTCTGCCCCGCGGACAGCGCCGCGATCTGGGCGCGCACGGAGGCCAGATTCTCCTGCAGCGTGTTGTACTCGTTCTGGGCAATCGGGTCCGGTACACGATTGGTGACGGGGAGCACCTTGAGCCACGCGAAGCCAGTGCTGAACACCGCNCGCAGCACGCGGCGCATCCGCTGCTTGAGCCGCCCCTGCTTGGCGAGGCGCGAAAGCACCAGCTCCAGCGATTTGGCGAACGCATCATTGCGCTCACGCGCCGGGTGGGCCACCGGCAGCCCCGTCACCGGGTCCGGCGGCGGGTCCACCTGCGGCGCCGGGCGCACGGACACATCAGGGTCGCGCGCGTAGAGCACGGAGGTCTTCACGTTGATCGCGGCGCCCACAAGATTCGTGCTGACCGCCCAGTTGGTTTGAGCCTCACCACTGGCGTAGGCGCGGTCCTTGCGGATAGTCCTGCGGATGTTCGTGTCGAACTTGCGGTCCGCGTCGTAGCGCGCAAAGAACTTCTGGACGGCCTTCTTCTCACGCTCCCGCGCAGCCGCCTCCTCGGGCGTCATGTCGCGCGTGTCCTTCTCCGCGAATACGTTGCCCGGTTCAGCACCCGAGTCAGGCAGCCCCGCGGGCTCTTCNCTGTCAATGATGGCCATCAGCCTTTCCTCGAAGACGGATTAAGTTTACACCGCGTCTGCTTCAGCGCCTGCTTCAGCGCCGCCCGGCGGGCCTCGCACTTAACACAGGGCCGGCTGGAGCGCCGGAGGCCCGCATCTACAGCTGCGCGGGCCATTTTCCGGTCTCCATCATGNCNGCCAAACGCTCGGCGCGCTTGCCAACCTGAGTCGCCCATTTGGTGGACCGCATATTGCTCGCGGCCGCTNTCCANCGCCCGGACTTCACCTGCGACAGGAAGATGGGCCAGCCGGCCAAGGAGCCCAGATTGAAGGTCATATCCACCAATACGGCGTACCGTACGGGGTCCAGCGTGGACGCCCACGGCGCCACGGCCAGCAGGCGCTTCTCGTGCTCCTCGATGTCGTAATCCAGCAGCGCGTCGATGATGTGCGGCGGCAGGGCCCCGCCCTTGCGCTTGTCAATCAGATGCCCAACGCCGATGGTCCAGTAGCCCAANCTGTCCTGATAGGCGTGCTCCACGCGGCCTTCATGGAGCGTCAACAGCTTACGAAGCTTCTCGCTGCTCATGGGAAGAACACCAGCTTGGCAAGCGCCGCCATGATGGATATGCCAATGCCCAGCAGATAGCGGTTCGTGTTCCGGCTCTCACCGCGGACTTGTTGAAGCCCTTTCTCAAGGTTCTCATACCTCACCGCGCAAATCGCCTCGTGTGACGCGATCCGATCAGCATTGCGCTGGGTGTCCAGCTCCAAGGAGCGGACACGCTCGTGCAGGATGGACTCCAACGGCACGCTCACAANTCATCTCCCAGCGGGTCCCGCCATACATCAACCACGGCGCGCGCGACATCGGCATAGTAGTTGTAGACGCCCCGGGCGCAGTCCCGCAAGGACTCCCCAGAGAGCAGCACGGTCAAGAAGATGAACGGGAGCAGGGACAAAGTGGCCGCNCCCACGAGAAAGGCCAGGAGGATGATCGACAGCCGTACCGCCCACTTGCGCATGAATCGGAATGTAGCCGTGTCTGTCAATGCCGTCAATTTCTCAGACATATCGCACCCCCGGCCCCCTGCGAGGCTTCCAATATAGCCACTTTTCAGTGAACGGCTTCAGCTCCTCAGTCTCTACAGGCGCGCCCGGCGCCTGCACAACCGGGAACTGGTCGAGCGCCCGGCCAATCAGGCCGCAGCAGTCGGCCGCGTCATCGTACCGCCCCGCGGGCAGCGCCGCAATCTGCTTCACGATCCGGCGGCTGTTGGCGTTGTCGCGAAAATGCACCATCCCGGCGTTGCAGCGCGCAATGAACGCTTGGCACTTGGCCAGCTTGTCCTTCATGGAGGGCAGCACGTGGCGCTCGGCGAACACCCCCGGGTCCTTGGCGCCGCGCTCNTGCATCCGTTTGACAATAAGCGGCGCCATGGCCTTGTCGATGACGCCGCCCTCGTTGAACCACATGGGTATGCGCCACCGGGAGATCATATCCAGGGTCTGCTCGGTGCTAACGCCCGTGTCGCACTGCTTGCTCCACCAATCCACCTCCCACAGG